CTTCTTCAATCAGGTTCAGTCTCAGTTTGGTCCAGGTAAGGACTGGGGTGTTGGCGATAAGTCTGGTCACAACCAGTCTTCAATCGACATGAAGCCATCAGATGCTACTGGCAAGTCAGCTCCAAAGACTCGCGACGCTATGCCAAAGCTAAACGTCAAGGAAGACATTGAAGAAATGTTCAATGGCCAAGACCTTTCCGAAGAGTTCAAGGAAAACGTATCAACCCTATTTGAAGCTGCTGTTTCAGCTAGATTAATTGCTGAACAGGCTCGTCTTGAAGAAGAATTTGAGACAAAGCTACAAGAAGAAATTGCTACCTTCAACGAAGAAATAACTTCAAAGCTCGACACTTATCTTGATTATTGTGTTGAGAATTGGATGAAGGAAAACGAAGTAGCTATCGAATCAACCCTACGCAATGAGCTTGCCGAAGAGTTCATGGAAGGATTGAAGAACCTATTCGCTGAGCACTATATCAGTGTTCCAGAGGAGAAGGTTGATGTTCTAGAAGCAATGGCCGAAAAGGTTGCTGCCCTAGAAGAAAAACTTGATGAAACAATTTCTGAAAATTATGAGCTAAAGAACTTTGTTGTTGAGAACGAAAGACAGGACATTGTTGAAGGTCTTGCTTCCGATCTAGCATTGACACAACAAGAAAAGTTTGCTGCTCTTGTTGAAGGAATTGAGTTCGATGGTGATCTAGACACATATGCTAAGAAGCTAATGATTGTCAAGGAAAACTATTTCAAGGGTGAAGCAACTTCACATTCTTCAAACATTGAAGAAGAAACATTTGAAGGCGAAGTCGCATCAACAGTTGGCGTTGACCCAGTCGTTAACCGCTACGTTGCTGCACTTTCCAGAACAGTTAAAAAGTAATTTATTATAAATAGATAAAGTATATTTTCTAAGAAAGGAAAACTAAATGTATCTAGCTGAGGAAATTCAAAATAAGTGGGCTCCAGTCCTAGACCATGATGCTCTAGGCAGCATCAAGGACCAGCACCGCCGTTCAGTCACTGCAGTTATGCTCGAGAACACAGAGAAGGCTCTCCGTGAATCAGCAGCACACGGTGATTACCAGACACTAACTGAAACAAGTTCACTAGTTCCAGCTAACCTAATGGGCGCTTCAAGCTCAACTCAGGGTACTGGCGGTATCGATACTTTCGATCCAGTTCTTATTTCACTAGTTCGTCGTGCAATGCCAAACCTAATTGCTTACGACATCTGCGGCGTTCAGCCAATGACTGGCCCAACTGGCCTCATCTTCGCAATGCGTTCACGTTATGCTAACACTAGCACATACAACAACGCTGGCGCAGAAACTTTCTACAACGAAGTTAATACCCAGTTCTCATCTGTTACTTCAGGTGCTAACACTTTCGGTAACAAGTTCGTTGGAACAATTCCAGGTGCTACAAACACTTCACCACTAACAGCTGTTAACACTTATAACACTGGTGCTGGTATGTCAACTGCTCAGGCAGAAGCACTAGGAACTGATTCAAATACAGCTTTCCCACAGATGGCATTCTCAATCGAGAAGGTTACTGTTACTGCTAACACTCGCGCTCTAAAGGCAGAGTATACTATGGAACTAGCCCAGGATCTTAAGGCTATCCATGGTCTAGATGCTGAAACAGAACTAGCTAACATTCTTTCAGCTGAAATTCTAGCTGAAATTAACCGTGAAGTTGTTCGTACTATCAACATCACTGCTGAAGCTGGCGCTCAGGATAACGTAACCACTGCTGGTGTGTTCGATCTTGACACTGATTCAAACGGTCGTTGGTCAGTTGAAAAGTTCAAGGGTCTAATGTTCCAGCTAGAGCGTGAAGCTAACCAGATCGCCAAGCAGACTCGTCGTGGTAAGGGTAACATCGTTATCTGTTCTTCAGACGTTGCTTCTGCTCTACAGATGGCTGGTGTTCTAGACTACGCTCCTGCCCTTAACTCAAACAACCTACAGGTTGACGATACTGGAAACACCTTCGCTGGTATTCTAAATGGTCGCCTAAAGGTTTATATCGATCCATACGCACTAGGTGGTAACTACCTAACTGTTGGCTATAAGGGTTCATCAGCTTTCGACGCTGGTCTATTCTATTGCCCATACGTTCCACTACAGATGGTACGTGCAGTTGATCAGTCATCATTCCAGCCTAAGATCGGCTTTAAGACTCGTTACGGCATGGTCGCAAACCCATTCGCCGAAGGTCTTTCACAGGGTCTAGGTCGCTCAAATGTGATCAGCACTAACAAGTATTACCGTAGAGTTATTGTTAATAACCTTATGTAATCTTTATTCGGACAAAGATCCGATGTCTAGAAACTGGGGCGGCTTCGGTCGCCCCTTTTTTCATATATAAATAGTATGAAAGGAGTTACCATGTCAGCAATAGATAATACACCAGAAAACAAAAATTTTCTATCGCCTCTGAATTTTAAGTTCAGCCTCAAAAGAGCGCCGCATGTAAACTTCTTTATCCAGAAAGTAAACGTACCTTCATTGGGATTGCCAGTAGTTGTATTTCCAAATCCTATGGTTAACATTCCAATCCCAGGAGAACATCTATCTTATGGTGATTTAGATGTTACATTCAAAGTTGATGAAGACCTACAAAACTATCTTGAAATTCACAACTGGATTAAATCATTAGGCAAACCACAAACATTTGAACAGTATAAAACCATCGCAGCCAAAAACGAATATACTGGAGAAGGTCTTAGATCAGATATATCTCTAATGGTTTTGTCTAGCACCAAGTCTGCGAACTTTGAAATTGTTTTCGCAGAAGCACATCCTATATCTCTTTCTGGACTTGTTTTTAATACAACCGATGATAATGTTAATTATGTAGAAGCATCCGCCAGCTTTAAGTATACTTACTACGACATAAATAAAGTTTGACTTTTTTCTTAAAATATAGTATTATAAAATATTAGATGAAAACTGTGAGAGTATAATGACTATAGATGAGATATTAGAGAACTGGCATATAGATTCTCAGATTGACAGAACAGAGCTTGGTGATGCAGCTCTTGATATTCCCAAACTCCATCATAAATATTATCAGATTTTTGTCAAGGAAAAAATGATTCTGCGTAAGCAAGAGTCAGACATGAAGCAACTCAAACTTGACAAGTATGAATTTTTAACTCAGGGTCCAAACGAAGAGACAAAAGAAAAGGGTTGGAAACTTCCACCAAAAGGTATGATCCTCAAGGGAGACTTACCTATGTATCTGGATGCAGATCCGGATGTAGTAACTCTTTCTCTCAAAATTGGATACCAACAGGAAAAGATAGAACTACTAGATTCAATCATTAAGACCATTATTAATAGAAATTTTATTATTCGTAATGCAATTGATTGGCAGAAGTTCACTATGGGAGCATAATGGATAAAGTACAGATCGAGAAGTTCGACGAAGTTTATATAAAGATCAAAGCCGAACCTAGTGTTATGATGGAGATGAGCGAGTATTTTACGTTCATGGTTCCTGGTGCTAAGTTTATGCCATCATATCGTTCTAAGTTTTGGGACGGTAAGATTAGACTTCTCAATGTTATGACTGGCCTATTATATGCTGGTCTAACAAAATACGTAGAAGAATTCTGTAAGTCAAGAGAATACGAATTAGAATATCTTACAGACCTTTCTTCCGAGAATTTTTCTGTCAAAGAAGCAAAGGATTTCATTGCCAAGCTAAAGCCAACAATGGAACCTAGAGACTATCAGATAGATGCATTTGTTCATGCTGTAAGAGAACGTAGAGCTCTATTACTTTCGCCAACTGCATCTGGTAAGTCATTTATTATCTATCTACTTGTGAGGTATTATGCGAAAAGAACTCTTATTTTGGTACCAACTACTTCTCTTGTTAGTCAGCTTGCCAGTGATTTTGCTGACTATGGCTTCGACTCTGATACTTTTGTTCATCGTGTGTTCGCTGGACAAGATAAGGGATCAACAAAACCAATCACAATCAGCACTTGGCAGAGCATATACAAGCTACCTAAAGAATTCTTTAGTCAGTTTGATGTTGTCATCGGAGACGAAGCTCATCTCTTCAAAGCAAAATCTCTTACTTCTATACTTACTAAACTATCCGGATGCCGCTATCGTTTTGGATTTACCGGAACATTGGATGGTACTGAAACCCACAAGCTCGTCCTTGAGGGACTCTTCGGAGCAGTCAGAAAAGTCATCACAACAGCAGAGTTGATTGAACAAAAACATCTTGCTGCTTTCAAGATTAAGGCGATTGTACTGTCATATCCAGACGAAGCAAGAAAGATGATTGCCAGAGCAAACGACTATCAATCCGAAATGGATTATCTTGTTAGATTAGATGCAAGAAATAAATTTATTAGAAACCTAGCATTATCACTAGAAGGTAACACTCTACTTCTATTTCAATTTGTCGAAAAGCATGGTAAAGAGCTCTATGCTAAGATCAAAGAAGAAGCTAGTGATAGAAAAATATTCTATGTAGCAGGAACTGTTGAAGGCGAAGAACGAGAAGAAATAAGAAAGATTGTAGAAAATGAGTCTAATGCTATTATTGTCGCTTCTTTTGGTACTTATAGTACCGGAGTCAATATTAAGAATCTCCATAATGTTATTTTTGGTAGCCCAAGCAAGTCTCGCATCAGGAATCTCCAATCAATTGGTCGTGGGCTACGTAAGTCTGATACGAAAACTGCTGCTACCTTATATGATATAGCAGACGATCTATCATGGAAGAATAAGAAGAACTATACGTTATTACATTTTATGGAACGAATTAAGATCTATAATGAAGAGAAGTTTCAGTATAAGATCTATAAGGTATCTTTAGATTATTAATTTCATTTGGTGCACTAGTGATTATACTCGCACTGCAAAAAAAGTCAAGGAATATATTATGGAAGCGAAGAAACCAAAAAGAAAAACAAATTATATCAATAACAAAACCCTCTACGGGGCGATGATACATTACAGAAATGATTTAAAAGAAGCTGTATCGAACGGTAAAGATAAACCTATTGTTCCAAAATACATCGGTGAATCTATTCTTTTGATTTGTAATAATTTGGCAAAGAAACCAAACTTCTCTGGGTATACATATAAGATGGATATGGTTTCTGATGGAGTTATGGATTGTATCTCCGCTGTGGATAATTTCGATCCAGATAAAACAAACAATCCTTTCGCTTACTTTACACAGATCGCTTGGAATGCATTCCTTCGAAGAATACAGAAAGAAAAGAAGCAGACTTATATTAAACACAAAAATTATGAAAACAGTTTCCTTATGATCGATACTTACGATGAAGGAAACAAATCTATGCAGTTGAAAACTAATGAGTATTCAGACGAGATCGTTAGGTCGTTTGAAGCAAAGTTGACAAAAACTAAGAAAGCTAGTAAACTGGTTGGAGTAGAAAAATTTTCAGAGGTAGAAGAAGATGAAGAATGAACATCTCGTGCCTGTTAACATTCAGGACATTGTTAATAGATTAAACGATAAGACTATTAGAGAAAACGAAAAGGCTAATCTTTTGCTACGCTTAGACGCCATTCGTGATTATGTTACAGCAGCTGTTGTTAAGGCAAATTCTAAAAGCGATCAGTTCGGTAAAAATCGCTAATAACTAAATAGTCTTTATGAACGCCTAATAAATAGGAGTATAAAAAGACTATGTTTGAAGAAAACAAATATTCTAAATGGTATGACAATATCATAAAACACGCTAAAAGAAGAGCTATTTTAAGATCGTATTTTGATGGAGAATACCATCATATAATACCAAAATCTTTAGGCGGAACGGATGACAAACAAAATATCGTTAAATTAACTTATCGAGAACATTTTGTTTGTCATCTTTTACTTACTAAAATGTGTAAGGATAAATCTCAAAAAGCAAAAATGTGTTGGGCTTTACATAGATTGACTTTTTCTAGAAATTATTTTGGGAGTTATCAATATGAAATTACCAGAAAGGTTCATATAAAAAACTTTACAGAAAATCATCCTTCGAAAAGATTCAGTAATTGGGGCGATAAAATGTCAAAAATAATTGAAGAATCTTGGAAAGAAGATGAAATTCGTAGAGAAAATATGAAACGAAGAATGGGTCAATGGAGAATAGAAAATCCAGAAAAAAGTAAACAAATATCTATTAACAATTTACCCAAACCTATGTTCGGAAAAGATAATCCTGTTTCGAAAAGAATAGAATATAAAGGTAATTTTTATTATGGTTGGAGAGAATTGATGGAACAAACAGGCGTTTCAAAACATATCTATGAAAAATATTATTTGAATAATATTCCTTTTGAGCATAGAATTGGATCAAATGGACCGGAGAAAAAACTTCCGTGAAAATAGCCCTACTAACAGACTCGCACGCAGGTGTCAGAAATGACTCCCTAGCATTTCATGATTATATGAAGAGATTTTACGATGATGTATTTTTTAGGTACCTCGACGACAACAATATTAGCACTGTCGTTCATTGTGGGGATATTGTTGATCGCCGTAAGTATATTAACATTAATACTGCTTATCGTTTACGAAAAGATTTAATCGAACCAGCTATTGCTCGTGGTATTACCTGGCATCAGTGTTTAGGTAATCATGACACATATCATAAAAATACTAATGAAGTTTCATCTTTTAATGAACTTTTTCGCAAGTATGACATAAATATATATGATAAAGCAACCGAAGTAATGTTCGGTGATACTAATATTCTGTTAATTCCTTGGATTTGCGATGATAACAAGGAACATTCCTTCAACATAATAAGGAATACAGATGCACAAATTGCTTTCGGTCATTTGGAACTGGAAGGATTTGAAATGTTTAAAGGTTCCATCGTTTCTCACGGAGATGATCCAAGTTTGTTTGGACGTTTTG